GTGAAGAATCCCGTCTGGCCAGCAGCAGTACTCGGCGGAATAGTCGACGCCACCGTCGAATTATCAATCTGATACATCTATGGCCTCACGAATAATTGAAGTTGAGAACGGTGTGGCCGGGCATGGCCTCCCTGAGCTCGCACTCCAGGACCTTGTTGCCATAAGCCCCGCTGCTGAGTGGCGCGTTGACAGTCCAGGCAAAGAACCAATCGTTATTGCCCAGAGCCTGGCCCATGGCGCTTTGCCCCATGCGAAACGGCGCGTGCTGTGTGATGGTGATGGCGTAACCCAGTCCAAGGGCGTAAGCCGTGAAGTGCTCGATGGACTGGCCGCCGGTATTGGTAAATCGCGCGACGACCTGCCGCCGACGTGCATCCACCGTGGACGCGATGCCCGCACAGGCATCCGGCAACCCCAAGGTCGACTCCCACTCGCTGAGGAAATTGAGGGTGGTGACCGGGAATGTGTCGGCCAGCATCCTTACCGCGCTATCGCTGATCCGCTGGAACGTGGGGGCGAAGCAGGCCACCGATTGCGCCTGGACGCTTGTCAGCTCTTTCGGCCAGGCCCGCCCACGGGGCAGCAGCGAAAGCAGCGCTGACGTAAAGTCGGCGCTGTTATATGAAGGTTTTGGCATGAGCAGGCTCAGGGGTAAGTGATGACGCCCAGGGTCGGCAGGTGGCCGATGGTGTTCGCAATATTCCCGGCCGGGTAAGTGATGACGAAGCCCTTGGTGCCCGATATCGCAGCGATTGAAGATTCAATGTCGCTCAGCGCCACAACTGGGGTGTCCGTGGTCGGGTCACCCTGCTCCAGAAACACCTCGGTGATCGCCGCCGCGATATCGGCGCGGAGATCCGTGGAGGCGTTGGTCAGGCCGGTGATTGTGAAATTGATCGGGCTGGCCAGCGGGGAGCAGACATAGACCATCGCTGTCGCGGGCTGCAGGTCGAATACCGTGTCGGCAATGTTCAGTTGGTCGCCGGTGGCGATACTGCCCTGAGTCGCCCGGTTGTCCTTTTGAGACATGCCGTTTTGCCCCTGGGGGAATCCATCATACAGGGCGTTTGCATCATCGAGCATCGCGTACAGGACAACCGTCCCAACGCCAAACCCGTTCGGCCTCGACCACGCCCGTGTGACACCGGGAATCGCTTCCGCCCAGGTCACATAATCAGACTTCGATCCACCGTTGGCCGTGGTCTGGTAGGCATCGAGCATGCGGTTGAACAGCGACTCGTCGAGCTCCTGATCGGCGCCGCCAGTGATTACCGAGGTAACCGCTCCGGTAGATTGAATCCCGCTGATGGCAACCCCGAGTGTCATCAGGCTGCCGATGGGGGTGTTGCCCGCCTCTCCCGCCGCATCGGCCTGGACCGTAACGGTGACCATGCCACCTGAACCTACTGTTGCGGTGGCCAGGGTGGTGAACGTCACCGAGTCGCTGCGCGCCACCTCGGTACCGGCGTCAAGCACAACGCCAGGCGATCCAGGGAATGTCACCGCGCCGCTCGCGTAGGAGGCGGTCTTGCGGAAGACCTTCTTCAGCCCGGCCCAGCCTTCAAGATATTCGGCGGAGCTGGTAAAGGGCGTTGCCTGCTTGGAAATCCAGTCGAGATAGCCGTAATTGAGATGGGCCAGGCCAGCAACCGCCTTGCCGGTGATCTGCATGTTCGAAAAGCGGAGCAAGCCGTCAACGGTCGGCAGCCCCGCCGTGATATCAGAGGCGGTCTGTGCTCGCAGATCTGAGAGCGTCGGCCTTGGATACGGCATGTGATTTTCTCCAGGCAAAAAAAAGCCCGCCATAGCGGGTTCCAGTGTTACTTCACAGCCCAGGCCCAGTTATATCGCAACTGGGCCGTTGTTCCGTCACGCCGGGTGACCAGAACGACGGCATCCAGCCTGCTGGCCCTCTGAATGCTGGTGGCGACGGTCACGGCCGTGGCCACCTCGTCATCAATTAACCACTTCAGGGCGTCCTCGATGTAAATCCGGGCGGTGTTGGCAACGTCTGTGCTCAGGCGGGACCGATCCAAAAGCCACAAATGCGAGCCAATCGATACGTCCTCACCCTCGTCACCCCACCAGCCGCGGCGGTCATCGCTGCCGTCCGGCGGCACGTCGTCATCACCCGCCACCCGGTCGGTGAACAGGCTGATCAGCACGGCGGATGCCAGGTCGTCACCGCTGGCCAGGGCACCGCCGGAAATTGACCAATCGCCTACGCCGGTTTCGACGAGCCAGATTGTGCTGATGTCACTCATTGCGGGCTATCCGGTAGTGGGCTCGAGCCATGTTTGTGGCCGTTGTAGATGAGTCGATCGGCAGCCATGCTGCGCACCTTGTCAGTGATGTCGCCGCCGGCGGTGATGTTGCCAGCCACCTCTAAATCTCCCGTCGCCTTCACCAGCGGCGTGGCGAGCAGCACCTGCTCGCTGGCGTTTATCGTCACGGTGGTTGCGTTGTTGACTGTGACCGGAGTCCCTTGCGCTTCGACGACAATCCCGCCCTTCTCGGTGAAATAGATGCTCTTGCCCCAGAGGTCATAGACCATGGTTTCGCCCTCGTTCAGCCCGCCTGGGCGACTTGGCTGATGGGCCGTGCCGATCACTACACCTTTGGATCGATCGCCGCCGAGGAATATCACCAGCACGTCAGAACCTACGGGCGGACGCGATGTGAGGCCGAATTCGGCAACCCGGGGCGTGTCGTCGCGGGTTTCGGAGTCATTGAGTTTGACCTGAAGGCCCTGAACGGTCTTCGTGTCGTCACTCAGCGTGACCCGGCCCCAGCTCGACATCAGCACCACTCGGCGCCAGAGTCTGGCCATGGCGCCCTGATCATCGCGACCCATCATGCGGAGGCTCCTGTCTGAACGTCGCCCCACAGCGGGGTCAGATTGATTGGCTGCGGCAAGAACGCTTCCGGCGCCATCAGCATCAGCTCAGCCGTGGTGCCCGAGTAGTCGTTTCGCTGGAAGGTCACTTCGGCAATCAGGAACTCTTCATTGAAAAGTTTCAGCGTGGGTAAGTGGACCGGCACCAGGGTGTTTGGCTGCCAAAGCGCGCCGTCTACGTCCCGCCAGCTATCGGTGATCAGGCGAACAATCCTCGATCGCCCGAACCGGCGCGCCAACTCCCACGCACCGCGTTGCTTGGCGATTTCATCACCCAGGCTGCCGCCCTCCGAGATGATGACCATTTGCCGGTGACGGCGAACGTTCAGGTCGTGCGCCGTCGAGATCTCGTTGCCGTTGCCATCGACATCCCGGAAGGAATCGGCGGATTGCCGGTAAACCTTGTATTCCGAATAGGTCTGGTTGGCCGAGTAATCGATATATGCCCGTTGCACATTTTGGCCTTCAGCAAAGCCGCTCGCCGCCCGCCTGGTTCCGGCCCGGGTAAGAAACAGACTGCCGTCGGGCAGATCGTAGGCCAGCACCGCCGAGAAGCGAGCCATCCGGTCGATGATCTCGAACGGCGACTCGCCCAGCATCAGGTTGGTCTGCGGTAGAACCGGCAGACTCGGGACATCGGTGGAAACGCGGATGCCTGTCGAGCGGCCGTTCACGATCGGGCCGTAGACCGATGCCAGTTTCTGGGCAACCCCCAGCACCGTGGCATTGCTGATCTGGCCGCCCGGCCATTCAGCAGCGCAGTCCACCAGGTCAGCGCACATCGAGCGACCGGCGAGGCGAATGGAGTGGTCATTGGCGCCGAAGCTCGGCACAAAATGGTCGATGTACCCCGTCACTACCGGGTCACCGTCGATCAGCACTTGGCACTCACCGCCCGGCTGAAGCGCCAGCGCATCAAACTCACCACGGTGAAGCTCAGTCATGCCGATATTGAAGTCGCTGGGCAGACGCTCAATACCCCTGGTGACACGAATATCTGTCCACCCAGCAATAGAGAAATCGCCCGAGGTGATGGTCAGGTCGCCAGGTCGAACACGCATAAATATCCTTGATAAAGGAGCCGTCTTACTTGGCCAAAGCCTTGACGGTGGTCGGCATAAAAGCGGGATGGATCGGGTTGGCCTGCTGGATCAGCTCGTCAGCCCGGTCAGCGTCTTGATACAGCCGGTTGGCCATTACCAGAGCGGGCATGGTTGCGCGGAACGTGAAGGTCTCCAGAGTCGGCAAGGTGGCACCGGACGTTGTGAAGGTCTGTACCACTGCCTGGCGCAGCGTTACCAGCGAGGTATAGGTCTCGTCGTCGCCGTCATCCCCCGCCACCAGCACCTCGGCATCGATCAGACCGATCACCACGTTCATGGTGCTGATGGCCTCGTCGTAGGAAGTGGGCACGTAATCGACGACAACTTGGGCGATAGCGGCCAGGGCCGAGCGCCGAATCAGCGCGCCGGTGGCAGCCTGGGCCACGGCTTTGGCCTGCCCCATCACCGCGCTGCCGGTCGGGGCCGACGGCGTGTAGGTGGCCAGCGGCGCCAGCAAGGTTATCGCGCTTCCCGGGTCGGCAACACTGGCGACGATGGCAGCCATGACGGCCTGCACAGCGGTGGTGAAGCTATCCCCGGATTTGGCATCCAGACTCACCGCCGCACTGGTCAGCGTGGTCATGGCGACATCGACAGCAGCCCGGCTCGCGGTGTTTTTGGCGATTAGATCAGCCATCGTCGTGCTGCTGTTCTTGGCCTTTTTGCTCTGAATCAGCGCGCTGCTGAGGTTACCGTTGGCATATCGACCAAAGTCGCCCACCAGCAAGCCAGCCAGGCTGGTGATGCTGCGAACGTCGCGCATCACCCGGCCTACCAGCATTTTGAAATCAGCGATGACGCCCACCACCATCCCGACGATGGCTTTGCCGAACTTGATCACCCCTTCAACGGCGTTGATAACCGCTGTCATCCCGCCGATCACCTTGCGAGCGAAGTCGAGCACGGAAGACAGTCCCAGGGCTGCCGCGAGCTTATCCAGCAGGCTCCCAGGCGATGCCTTGATGGTCGGGAAGATCCTGACGCCGCCCTCGATGAAGGTCAGGCTGATTTCGAAGTAACGCCCCATGTCCCAGCGTTCAACAATGCTCAGGCCGCCATTTGGCACGCTGACCTTCAACCCGCCAAGAGTTGGATGGATCAATTGACCGTGGCCATAGCGCTCGACCGCGGCCACCAGGGCATCACGTTGCGCCAGCACGTTACCGCCACCGTAGACCAGACTGTCGGTCACGAGAAAGCCGGTCATGCGGATACTGCGCGTCGAGCGGCCCATGTCTTCGATGTAGGGCCGGTCCCGGCCAGGGTATTCGTGAATCGCCAGGCGCCGCCCAAATCTGGAGTCGCCGCCATATACCGCGAACGGCACACCCCGGAACGACGCCTTATTGAGCGAATCCTGCCAAGTCTTGTTCGAGTCGATGGCAATCTGGACGATATCGGTCAACAGGCTCATGCGATGTTTCCTCCAACGCCAGAATAGGAAATGCGGCTCGATGCCAAAAAGTTGCCCTCATCTTTGAGTCGCGACTTGGTGCCTTCCGGGGCGTTGATATGGGCAATTTCCAGATGCAGCTTGCCGTTGGCTGGTTCGGCAGTGTTGCTGGTGATCGGCCCTTGTGGTGCCGGAGCAGGCGTTGCGGGTGCAGGAGCCGGAGCCGCCGCCGCCGCCGCAGGAGCGGACTGGGCAGCAGGATCAGGCTTCGACAATGCCGTGGGATTGTTCAGCGGTGTCGCAGGTGTAGCAGTCGGTGAATTCGATGGCGGAAGATCGGCCGGACTTGCAAGCTTGGTGGCTAGCAGGCCACGAACACGCGCCTCGCGCGCCCTCGCATCCTCATCCACTCCGGGCCGCTCGTATTTACGAGAAACCACTGAACCTGCTTCCTGCGCGGTCTTGGCAGCTCGCAGTGCATCACCAGCGGCAGTTTCTTTGCCCTGGGTCAGTTCGTACTGGACGAATCGCAGTTGCTCCTCTTGGGAAGAGCCGCGAATGCTTTTCCCAGCCCAATTTTCGAAATCTTTCTGGCGATCTTTATGCCATTGACCCAAGCCATAAGCCTGTCCGTTATCACCGGTAGTGCCAGGGTTATAGTTGCTTTCGGCGCCCAGGTTCGCGGAGATGCCAGCCGCCTGTTCCTTGGTCCAGCCCTGTCCCATGAAGAACTTCGTTACCTTGTCCGCACCATCCCGACCACCAGGCACCACCCCCTTGGAGATGTCAGTAGCGGCAACAGCCTCTTGCGCGCTGCCGACGCCAACAGCTGCAGCGCCTTTTACCAAGAACTCCCCGAGTTTGTCTTGGAACGAGGTTCCCTCGATGAATTTGTCATTGATCACGGTCCCAACGCCATAACCCGCGGCGCCGGCCAAGCCAACCAACCCGGCTTTACCGAGCAGGCCC